CGCTCTGAATACATTGAAGCAACTGAACGACACCAAGGATGAAAAGGTGGATATGTACCTTCTGCACCATTTACAACCGCTTCAGATACTAGAAATATCTTATGGTCTTTATGACGACAAATTTGTGATGTTCTCAAATCTAAGATAGCAATGATTTGATACTTCTCAACGCCATTATCTCGCCATGATTTGAGCTTTGCTTGGTTAGCCATATAATTAGCCTCTGTGCGTATCAAACGCCTAGCAACGTTCATTGAGCGGTCAAATTCACCAGCGATTGCCTTTGCCATCTGAAACTCACTCATCCCAGTCAAAGCTTCAACTGTAAATAGTTGTTCCAATCGTTTTGCTAAGGCTTCAGTATCTCCCCATAATCTTTTAGAGTAGTTACTACCTACCCAACGACTATCAAGTATATTTTCCACAGTTTTTGTGGATAACTCTTTAAACTTATAATCTTTCTTATTCCAAACCTCTTTGATAACACCATTCTTTGCATTAGCTTGAGCTTCACGAATAATTGTTTCGGCAGTAGTTTCTTTATAAGCTTCATCTATCGTATCAACATAAAAAGATGTCTGCTTATCAAGCTGAACATCTGCAATTTGCTTCGATACAAGATAAGACTTTGCTTTTAAATCTTCTGCACGAGTAATTCTTGATTTAAGCGCTAGTCCTGTGAGCCGCTTTTTAGCTTCTCTTTGCAAGTCAGGGTTGCTGATATCTTTAGCTAATCTTCTAAGCTCAACTAATTCAGAAACAGGAACAGTTTCATTAAGCATTCTTTTTGCTTCATCATCTGTCAGTTCCGTTTGTTGCTTAGTTCGACTAAATAATTTAGCAATCTGTTTTGTTAAATATGATTGAGCTTGTTTGTATGCCTGTGCTACGACTTCCTCAAGCTGTTTAGCACCGTCGTTTACTTTCTTTTCGACTTTAATCGCTCTTTTTTGCCAGTAGTCAGACATTCTTTTTACTCCTCTACTATTACATGTTTAGGGTATTGTTCAGCTATTGAAACTATTCCATCATGAAGTATCTTAAGGCTTGCTAACTCTTTATCTGTTGGATCAAGTATAAAATATCCTTCATCACGCTCAAAAGTTTTCCCGAATGATAACAATGCATTAGTAACTGTGATATATAAGACAGAAACCCCAGCACATACAATATCATTTCCAATATTTGCAAAGCCTGCATGACCAGTCACTTGATACCAATAAATTTGGTTGTTTTTCTTTTTGAACTTTACTGTAATCATTTATTACTAATACCAAGCATTCGAGTAGCTGCTTGCATAGCATCTGTTTTGTCAAACCCTTGTTTAATCAGCCCATAATAAAGATATTTATACATTTTTGCCAGGTCTTCAAATGCCTCTTTCATTTCAAGGTCTTTTAATTCATCAAGCTTATAGTCTTTTTGAATTTGTCCAGCCAAAGCTGCACTCATTTTACCAAGCATTTCAATAGTTTTGTCACTAAATTCAAATTCCATTTTATTTACCTTCATCTTTCTGTTTATTATTTCCATCTTTGCTGCCTTCCTCATTATCATCTGGTGGATCATCGAGATTAGAGTGGCTATCTTCTGACTGAATTCCCATAACTTTCTGATTCAACTTAATGTCCTCTTCTTTCTGTTTATTCATCATATCAATAATTTCTTGAGGATTATCAATATCATCAAGCCATCCCAAACTAACTAATAACGGCATAAATTCTTGGGAATCACGAATCTGTTGAATAATATCAGAACGATTAATTGGTAAATTAGGTTTGAATTTAATAACCGTACCTTCGGAATCTACGTTTTGTCCTTTTACATTCAAGATATTCTGTAAAAGTCTCAATCTCTGGATAATTCCATCTTCCAGATATCCAATTTTAATAGAAAGAACGAGCAAAAGTCCGAACAACTTATATTTCATTGCTTCTCCTGAAATATTTCCCGCGAATTGTTTATCGTTTAAATTGGGAACATAGGTTGTCTTGTGAAAATCTCCTAATATTGAATCAGCTAATGTCTGAACTTCTGATTCAGTAAAAGTATTTGAAACAAATTCTGCTGTGGCACCTTCTTCTTTAGAAGGGGCTTGAACAACCATGCTTCCATTAATTTCTGCAGGTTTTTCTTCAGGTAGAGTAAAGCCATATAGAATCATAATTGCTTTTACAAAATTCTTTTTATCCTGAATACGATCAGTCTGCAAAATATTGTAACCATCAATTTGGGATAAATTCTGCTCATAATCCCCTTGTTTTTCCTCATTGTTCCTGAACTCAACTACCGGAA